GATTCAATATCCCACTTTCTTTTACACTAGCTAGTAGTGGCTCATTTACAGGTACATTATGTATATTCTCTATAACCTGGGGTTGAGAGAATAAAAAATCTGTGTCTGTGTAAACAACTTCATATGGTGGAACTCCTACCAATCCAGCTGCTGTATTACCTATTCTATCGTAAGCCATGTCGCAAATCCTCCATTGCACTACTAAAGTAATTTAGTAGAGTTTTCTTACTAAGTGGTTCACCTATCCATATAGTTTTACCACTAGGCAGTGTTCTTTTGATTCTGCCGTTGTTGTATATGATGTCCATTACTGAACCATCTTCAAGTCTATTATCATACCACATTGTTACTTGGTTAGTATTAAAAGCATGGATACTAGCAATCGCTTTGCCCCATTCTTCTGCTGCAAGTTGTTCTCGTTTATGTGTCATTAAATCATTATATTGCGTCATGTATATCTTCTCCTGTTGAGAGGCTGTCTCTCATGTCATCTCTATCTTTAGGGTTCATAGCGGACTGCGGACCTATCTTTAGGGTTTCCCAGTTCATCACACTTGTGAAGCCTTCCATTTTTGCACTACGCATTTTAGTGCAGTTGAATGTAATACATTCATCTTCGGGTGACCATGTCTCCATGGTGTATGCTGCATCTGCTGCATCAAGTATACCCTTTGCAAACCTCGCCTCACCAGACGAATCTGTCTGATAGGGTGAGAATATAGGAACTTCATATTCCTGTGCCATACTTTTCAGAGTCTTACTTACTTCTATCTGCTCTGTCCAGTCGTATTGCCCACCTCTCGATGGGGCGTTTGATCGTTTGACTTGGTTTAAGTAATCCACAATGATGACTCCAACATCAGTCTGGGATAGTTTACTTTCCAACTCTTTTCTTATTGTTGATAGACTTAGTACTGGATCATATATGACCTCTAGTTGTCTATCGGGAGTTAGCTTTCTCTTAGTGAGATCAGTATGTAACTGTTCGAAATCTCGTGTTTCGTAAAATGAAGGAAGCAGCTCTGCCCCATCTACAAACCTATTTGCCCACCACTCTCCAACTCTGTTCCACTCAGTGGAGCTAAGGTTTCGTGTGGCTAATCTGCCAATAGGTACTCGTGCGCCTAGGGCACACATTCTCTGTAATATGGAGCGGCTGTCCATCTCTATAGTAAAATATATAGAGCTACGTCCTTGTTCATAAACATTGTTTGCAATGTTTACACAGGTTAAAGACTTACCTGCACCTCTACGACCTCCAATGAGCACAAGGTCTCTGGGAGAAAACTTCATGTCTTGGTCGTATTCGTCATTAAGACCTAGAGGTAGATATTTTTTAAGATTCTTCTCAGAATCGAATAGTGTGATAGTTTCCATACTTTCTTCTGGAGCTTTGAGGTCTACTCTATCTCCTATGTCTAGAACTATCTGTTGTAGGGCTTCTACATTTTCTTCTGCGTTAGATATAGCTACGGATGTGTCCACGAACTTATCTAATTCATCTAGTATTTCTACTTGCGTATATTCATTCTTCAGGTACTCTAGGAGCACCCACGCGTCTACATCGACTTCTACAGCCTCTATAGCAAATACTTTTTCTTTTAGTTTCCTATCACGAATGGATAGTTTGAGGTCTTCAAAGGTCGGGAGACCTCTAAAGTTTTTGATATGCTTTTCTACAATTTTATGAATTGCTTGATATTCTGCAGGTAGATAATTTTCACGCAGGTTTCCCCATGTTTCAAAGTCATTTTGCGAAATAATTTGCTTCAGTAAAGCTGAAGATAAGTTCAAAGTATACCCTCCCAGATAAAAAAGGGTGAGAGAACATAACGCTCCCGCACCCTAGGTTTGAAAAGAATTAGCTAGAAGCTTTTTCTTTTCTTGCAGCGCCATCGTAATCAGCACAAGTTAACCCTCTACGAGTTAGCATTGTTTTAACGCCTCTTACAGTTTTGCCAATGTCATCAGCGATCTGCTCAACACTTAGAGTGTCGATGTCGTTGATGTCTGCCAAAGGATCAGTTTTAGAACTGCCTTTAGTTTCTTTCTGCTTTGGAATAGCGTTGATATCGCCACTTCTTAGTAAGCTGAGAGCTTTTCCTCTGATAGAGTTAACTGATTTGCCCAAAGCATCTGCGATTTCTTCGACGAAAGATCCGCCGTTAACCATAGATACAAAGGTAGTTTCTTCATCGGGAGAGTAAGTTCTTACAGATTCTTGTTTCTCTGCAGGTTTTACATGAGAAGTAAGTTCCATAGAAAGAATTTTTCCTTGGATTGACTTAGCTGAGAAATGACCTTCTTCAAAAGAAGATGCGATTTCTGAGTAAGTGTATTGTCCTGAGTTATCAGTAACAAATGCCTCTAATGTGCTTTCTTGCGCATCAGAGAATGATTTAGTAGATACTGCTGAAGCTAGTTCAACATCGTGACCCATTTTTCTCAATTTGCTTGAAACACTTCGTGTTGAAGTGCCTAAGTCTTCGGCTGCGTCTGCAACCATAGCTTGAGAAACTGGTCCGGTACCAACAAAGTCTACTAGTTGTTGGGTTCTTTCGTCTGTCCATTTAGGTAATGCCATTTTTAATTTCCTGTTATTTCCTTTAAGTTTGTTATTATTTGAACACCCCGTTCTCGGGCTGCCTGTGTTTTTGCGGACTCGACACCGCTTTCATTCACTAGGATTGTTACATCTTTCGTTAAACTACTTTTTACAATATAGCCCGTTATTTCTAATTCTTTTGTTGCGGCTGCTTTTGTTTTGTAGCTGGTTAGTTTTCCAGATATACATACTACTCCTTTCGAAACCACTTCTGATGGTTTTTGTACTTTAGTTTTCCAACTGAAGGGTAGTTTGTCATATCCATTGATAAACTGTTCGTAATACCATTCGAGTAAGGTATCCGTTGCGATAGGTCCTAAGCCTGCCTGCTTGCAAGCGTCCTCTGACAAATCACGCATTGACGAGATTGTCTGACATAGCTTCTTAGCGGCAGTGTTTCCGATCAGCTTTATCGAGAAAGCTGGTAGTAGTTCTACTAGATCGGCTGTTTTACTTGCTTCTATCTGTCTGAGCAGTTTTACTGCTAGTTTCTCAGACTGTAGTGCTTCTATCATTAAGTCTAAGTTAAAGTCATAAATATCGAAGATACCTGTGATCTGTAACTTTTCAATAGTCGCTGGTCCGAGACCTTTGATCTTGAGAGTCTTTGCAAAATGCTCCACTTTCTTACTGGTCTTGCCTTCGCAAGTAGTATTATGGCAGAACATTTGATCCTTTGTCCACTGTAACTCTGTACTACAAGTAGGGCAATGTGCTGGTGGCGTTATTGGTTTCAAAGTGTCTCTCATTTCTTTTTCTATATATATTATATCAAATTTAGGTTGTGATGTCAAGATTTATTTTTTGGAAAGTCCTGAAGAATAAGTGAATCAATTTTGAAACACTCCGTATGTCCACCGAACTTAATTTTTGGTTTAAATCTATCTTCCTTGTACATATCATGTAAGTACTGCTCATGCGCCCAGACATTATATAATGTACTAGACCAAGTCTTTTGAATACGAATATCATATCCTCTAAAACCACCACTGCGTTTAATAACATGACGCCAGTCTTTTCCACTAGCTATACCTACTTTGATACACTCTCGTTCGAAAGTTGCTTTATTCACTAAAACAATTCCATACAGTACGCCGTCTCGGATCTTCTCCTCGGGACGATTATCAAAGTAAGTATGATTATATACTCCACTCATAGTTCAGTCCACCACCGTAATAGTAATACTACTACTGTAACGAAGCTAAACATAATGATAGGTGTGAGATATGTTTCTATCAATCTACTCTCCTTACAATCTTAGGGATAATTTCCCCACTGCGTATTACTTCTACCATGCAACCTATCTCTAGTCTCAGGTCTGTTATGTAACGCATATTGTGTAAAGTTGCTCGGCTTATTCTAGCACCATCTATTTCTATAGGTTCTAAAATACCTGTAGGAGCTACTACACCTGACTTACCCACATTCCATATCACATCTATAAGTCTTGTTTCTACACCTTTTTGAATTACCTTTAGAGCATAAGCTCCTCGGGGATGGTGTGAAGTATAACCCATGCGATTGAAGTCAACATAGTTATCTACTCGGAATACTAGTCCATCGTCTGGGTACTCGTGCCAATCTGATTGGATAACAGTTGCAAATGTATTATTTGCAAGCATCTCCAAGTCTGTTGTCAGAGTTTTACCCATAGATGGTTGTACGCCGTAAGCGATAAACTTTAAGGTTCTTTCTTGGAATTCTATTGGATCTTTTAGGTTGAGTGCTCCAGCAGCGTAGTTGCGAGAGTTTTTAATTGTCTTAGGGGCAACTACTTCACCTGTAATCTGCACTGCAGACGCGTGGGGTAAGATGACAGCAGGTACTAGATACTTCATTAAATGAGTAATATCAATACCTCTAGTGCCGTCACCTCTGGTCAACGCTCTGTGAAGCTTTCCCTCAATATAAAGCAATGAAACAGCCGCACCATCAAGTTTGGGTGTGACAATAGTCGCACCTTTGTAGTCGTTAAGTGGGGCTTTATGCAATTCATTAGTAAAAACTTTCTGAAGTGAATACATTGGAAAAGCGTGAGGGGTTCGATTGTCTCTACTAGAAGTACCGACTTCATCGAACGCAGCTACTTCGGCTAACTTGTCAAACTCTTGGTCTGACATTTTAGGTGTACCCTTATAGTAGGCTTCTGCAGCTTCCCTCAATATTGCTTTTATATTTTTATTCATTTATATATTATACTAAATTTCTAAATGAATGTCAAGAACTAAATTCAGTTCAGGTAAATTTTGTCTAAAATATCTTTGAAGTGTACCTCTAGGGTATCCTTCACTTCTGCTATAGACAAAATTTCTACCAAACCTTCAAATAATGCTTTTGAATTTTCGAAATCCAAACGCATGGCTAACCCATCCTTGCTAGGTTTGAAGGTGCCATCGAAGTCGAGGTAGTATTTGCGTATGTGCATATACTCTATACCTCTAAATTCGTTAACAGTCAGTTTAACTTGTTCCGTACCTTCTTCGTTTTCGGAAACAATTTTTTCATAAACCTCTGGAGATTCATATAATTTCATCGCTTGTTCTTCAGTATTGCACTGAGAGGCACGATGCTAGTTACATTCTTCGGTGTAAGAAGTCTGTATGAATCCGTATCCCAACAAAAAAGAAGAACAGTATCGCCAGTTTCCTTAGCTCTATTCTTCTTACTTTGGATATACTTATTGTCAAAATCTAATGTACAAACATTGTACTTTAGTTTTTGAGAGTTAATACTTCGGTAGGTAATTATGGCGTCGCCACAAGTATCTACATTCTTTTTGAACTCATCTTTAGTCACTATGTACTCCATTACTATTAAGAAAACTCTTTCTAATAGTAATGAGGGTACTTAGGTTAGTTACTTATTGATGTTTCCTACGATAGCATTGAAGTATACGGCAGCTTTGCCTGTTAACTTACTAATGATATCCATGTCAATCTCTTGACCAGCATCCGTTAGAGCTGCAACTAGGTCATCTTGTGCGCCCTGTTTGCTTACTCGCGGTCCTGCAGTTCCTGTCGAAGATGAAGATGAACCGCTGCTTGGAGTTTTCTTAACATATACTCCTGCTTTAGTCAAAATCATACGAACGCCATTTGGTGACTCACCAATCTCGTCTGCAATTTCTTTTACCACTTCCATACTTGTTTCTGGAGTTGGTTCTTGTTCAGTATACATCTCTACTGCTTGAGCTTTTTTTGCATCATCCCATGCCATTTTTCTACCTCTTTTTCTGTAATATTCTGGAAGCCCAAGCGCAAAGCCTGTGCGTTCCCGTTGTTGTTGATAAAATCTATCTCCCATATATATATATTATACAGAAATTTAGATTGTAAGTCAAGAAATATTTTTCCACTCCTTAATATTTTAAGAGAGTAATAAAGTTTAATTTCTCATCTGCAGTAGCCGCCTTTTCAACTTGTTCGTCTATTGCACTTATAAGATCGGAGTGTTCTCCGATACCAACGGGGTTTCTTAAATACACCTGTATGTTGGCTTTTGCCATAGCAACTTCTGCATTATACTTTAGTATAAGCGCTGCTCTCATTTCGTCATTCATGTTTCACCTATTAAGTTTGTTTGTTACTGATTCACAATATGTCAATACCCAAGTTTTTCTTTTGCCTTCCGAGAAAGCAATCTGCCAAATAAATGGTACTAGTGGTATTGTTCCTACTGCATATACAAGAAAGTGTAATACTTTCCAATCAGTCATTAATTTTTCTTTTCTATCTTCTAAAATATATGCTATCAGACCAAAAGTCCTAAACATTATCATGATCCATGTACTAAGATAGACCGATAGAAGTATTGGTAATACTTCCATTTTTATACTCCTTATATCTCTGCTCCGTACTTTTCTAAATGCCCTAGTTTACCTATGTCATAGGCTAGTGCTGTGGCGTTAAATCCGCCTTCCTTCATAAAGCCAAAGTAAGGACTCTCGAAGTTTGTTAATTCTATTACATAAATCTGGTAGCATTTACTAGCGTACTTAGATTCATAGTCGGTTTGTCCGTTGATTTCTTTTACTACTCGTGCTGGAAGATCATGACTTGCACTCCAGACTTTCTCGCCTGGCTCAAATACATCACTTATACACTCGTCTGGTAGTAGAGCTGTCTGTCTCTGTTCTGTCTTAGGACGCTTCTGTGGTATACCTACTCTTTCTATTACTCCTTTTACAAAGGTAGCAGATCGGTATAAGCCTTTAGCTATATCACTTACTGGTTCACCACTTAGGTATCTTTGAACTGTGGATTTTATTTCCATGTCTGTAGCTTTTTTACCTTTGTTGTAAGCTTTTCGTGTTGCCCTATACTGTTGAGTTTCCTCATAGTCCTTCACAATATTAGTTAATCTGGTAGTGTTATAACTTATGTTTAACATCTCACAGGCTTCTTTCTTTGTGATAGGTTTGTCTGCCGCTAAAGCTTCTATTACTCTAGCAACATTAACATCATCTAATTTCTCGTGTTTCTTTTGTTTTATTGCCATTATTTTATGTTTGTTATTGTATTGACTTCTATGTCAATAGTTTTCTTATTATCTAAGTCCCACAAAAGTATTTTATCAGATGTACTCTGCATAAAGGTTACATTGATGGTACATCTTACTTTGTGAGTTTTACTACTCGTAAGTGATTTATATGTTACAATTCTTTCCTGTCGCCATAACTGGCGGTGTACTTCTGCAAATGACATTACTTTCTATTCCAGGCCTGGTTACCATTCTGTTCATTAAATTTCCTTACTAGAAATTTAAAGTTGTCTACTATGTAGGTAGGTTCATCTTCTGTTATAGAATGAAAACCTTTAGTTTCATCCATGTAGTCTACATACATTCTACTTAAAAAAGATCTGAA